TATAAATGCCATTAAGAGCTTATCACGAGTGGGAGGCACATCTACACCAGCAGCAGTCTTCTCATTATATAAGAGCTGTAACTGATTAGTCTTATTGTTAAGATTCATCACCCCGTCGTTTAACGCATAAGCCCTAGATATTATAAAATTACGGTTGTAATCAACAAAAGACCGAGGGACGATTTTTGCTTGATTTAATGCCTTTTCTGTCTCAATCAGTGGCTGCGCTGAAATTGAGAATGCGCCATTAATTTTAGAGACATCTATTGGTCTTGAAGGGACTAATTTATCGTCAATCAAAAACTGATACGAAGTCAGCTGGTCTATGATTCCTACTTGACCACTTCTAATAGATTTAAGTCTTCCATCCATGAGTAGAGTCTCTTCATCATAGGTAGTAGAACCGGAAATTGCTTCTGCTGTATTGTAGACCTTGGCATCTGTCGGTACAACAATACACGACTTGGCACGAGTATTAGAGACTGCGAGATTCACAGTAGCATTCCTATTACTTGATAATAGAGAGTGTTTGTAGTTAGTAGCAGAGTGAATATCTAATTCAATTGAACCACCATCCTTTAATTTCTGCATCATACCTTGCTCATATCTTGGGTCTAACTCTACTTTCTGACATACAATCTCCATATTTGATATCTCATAGGTAGCATCATATTTAGTTACCGCTGGTGGAGTCAGTACGACTTCCGTGCCAGTTCCGTCTGCAAAGAGACGCTTCTGATCAGCAGCAGTAGAATAAACTATAAAGTTGTCCGTTGTAACCGATACACTACTACCCTCGGCAGCATCACTACTATTACGAGTAACCGCTGCTAATGTTAACTTAACAAATCCACCATCCATAGTAATATCACTAATTACTGGATTATATGGTACACCGGCAGCAGTTCTTAAATTTGCTTGGACATCGGGGTTTGTCTTTGAGCAAATACCGATGGTTTCCCCCTTAACAAAAGGACAAGCTTCTACTGATTGCATAGTATTAGTTTTTGCAAGGAATATTTCACTTGTTGCAGAAGTAGCATCATCATTAACAAAATTAGTTCCAGCAGCATCTATACCATGGAAGAGTGGATTCTGCTGCATTCTACGGTGGCGATTAACAGAGTCTAACTGCTTAATAATCTTGGCTGGATCTTCAAGATCAATCTCAATATATAAACCTTGTGTCATCATAACTGGGAATACTTTATCAGAGTCAGCAAATATTCCAGAGTGGATTGGGACTGCTAATTTAGCAGTAAGGAAATCAGCATCTGTTCCCCAATCACGACCAGCTGGAACAGTGCCGACTGGCTTGTAGTAGGGATTGGTTACAGTATCAATATTATTAGATTCAGAAGTTCCAAGATTACCACGATTCTTAATATTTGTGAGTAAAGAACCTTCTTTTAATGCTCGCATCTTTCTTAAACTCTCATCTTGATTGTAAGAGTATTCTACTTGACACTTCACATTGTAGTCCGAAAGCTCCTCCAATAATACGGCTCTTGAACCGGAGTAAATTCGCAGATTTTTGATGACTGCATTTCCTCCGATGAATGGGTCAAGATGAAGACGTGTAGGGACTGCTCCAATACCTAACTTAATATCAAATTGTAAATAACTATTTTTTCCATCCAAAAACTTTACAGAAGGAGGAATCTCAAAATCCACTCTTTTTCCACCACTACCAGCAGTTGCCGAGTACGTCTTACCATTAGTGCTGGGGATTGAAACTTGTGTCTGCGCAAGCTGAACTTTATTCTCGTTTCTCCAATAAGACATATTATACTTTAAACAATAAAAAAATATTACATAAAAATTATTAAAAATTATTAATTTGATCGTCCAACAACAGATTCTTGGGCTGCGGCAGCAACTCCTTGGCGACGCTGACTGGTTATATCATCAGATACTGTTTCTCTTTTATTATCAGTTGCTTGAATATCACCAGCAGTCTCTAATGCAGTAGAACCAACTGATATGGCTGCTCCTAATGCTTCTGCACCAACTCCAAAACCAGTCCACGCGGTAAGCGCTCCCGCTATTTCTAATGCTGAACCAGCAATATTACCTATATTTCCTACTTCTTGTTTCCAATTATCAAATTTCCATCCACTCTTAATATCTTTATAAATATCTAATCCACCACCAACACCAGCAACTGCGGACTTGGCAACTGCTCCCACTCCAACCCTTCCAACATCTTCTACTACTCCTTCTGCTAATCCTTTTGCGGCTTTTGCTCCCGGTCCAGCAAGTTCAGCAAATTGTCCAGTTCTCACAGCATCAGAAGATGTCTCAACTGCCGCTTCACCACCAACAATACCACTTGATGTTTGAATACCACTTCTTGCTGCTCTTTCAGTAGAAGCAGCACCTTCTACCGATGTATCTAATGCTCTACCAGTCCTTTCGGCTTCTTGGGCTGCTACTGTCTCACTTGTCGGTACGGCAAGACCAACTGGAACTCTTTCACCTTCTTCTGCTAATTCTGCTCCAAGTTGAGTTCCACCGATTCTAAATCTTGAAGCACCACCAGCAACTTCATCAGCTGTTGCTAAATCAACACCAGCAGCCGCTCTTCTAAATGAAGCAACATCGGTAATCTCTTCTAATCCTTCTTCACCAGCACCAGTAACAGCCTTTGGAATTAGTGTTGTTGCTGATTTTAATGCTCCTTTTGCAGCTGATGCCGCTTCTTTTGCCTTTTCAGTTCCAGCAGCAAGACCTATTAATTTACCACCGGAAGTAATACCTTGATACATATTAATAGCTTGTTGTTCACCAGCATCAGCATCTAACTGATCATTTGCTTCATCTAATTGTGCTGCTAATGAATCATTAAACTCTTTTGCGGCATTATTAGCTTCTCTTGCTGATTCTGTGAGAGAATTTGCTTGACTAATACTCTGTCCTTGCGAATACAAATCCATTATATAAGAACCTTTATTTTTTTTATAGGTAATATTTTTATAAAATAATTCTCTCTTACTTATATATGGATCTTAATCAACACTTCTATATTAATCTTGATAAAAGAAAAGATAGAAATGGTGAATGTATTACTGAATTAAGGAAAATTGGTATAAAAAAACCAAATAGATTTAGTGCTATTGAACACGAAAATGGATTTATTGGTTGTGCTTTATCACATATTGCCGTGCTTAATAAAGCAAAAGAATTAAATTGGGATTATTGTATTGTTTTTGAAGATGATATACTTATTGATGGGAAAAAGGCACTCTTAAATAAAATTCAAAAATATATTAATTATGATTTTGATGTTCTTTATTTAGGATGTTGGCATGTTCATAAACCAACTAAAATAGATAATGATTTAGATAAAGTAGATAAAGCTTGGTGTACTCATTCTTATATAATTAAAAAACATTATTATGATATTTTAATTAAAAATCTTGAAGATGGTATCAAAGAAAAAAATATTAAAGATACAGAAGCTAACAATATAGATAATTATATTGGTATACTTCAATCAAAAGATAAATGGTTTAGTTTAAATCCTATATACATCACACAAAGAGATGGATTTTCCGATAATTTCAAATATGATAGAAATCTATCTAAAAGAATCAAACAGATTCCTCAATAACTTCCTTACTAATTTCTTCATTAGTTGATTTAACTGGGAACTCTTCCTCAAACTTTTTGAAAAATCTTGGGGGGTTAGTCAATTTCATATAGGCAAAATCATACTTTTTAGGAGTTGCTTTCTTATACAAATTTATCCAATTTTCCGGTCCATTAAACATATCTCCAAACTCTTCCGCCACAGCTGAAAGATCACGCATATTAGGGAACGGACTACCAACGATTAAATCTGTTATATTGGCTCTCACGACCGGCGAAAGTGCTGATCTGAACTTTTGACTTGAAATTGCTAATAATTTAATATTGAAGTGCCGACTCTTAACGACTAGACGGTCTATCTCTTTATCCATCAACATAGCACAATCATCTAATACGATTGCTATCTCCGGTCTTTCTTCTTCTTCAAATGCTAATTGTGACCTAACTATACCTTGGATTATTTCGGGAGCATAAGTATCAAATGTTGTGAATCTTTTTGCTAAATGTCTTGATGTTCTATCTACATTAATAGTTGGAGATATGATATATACTTCATCAAAGAAGTCTTCTCCATAGAAATTAGGATTCAAAAATAAATTGCTGATTATCGTACTTTTCCCAGTATTTCTTGGACTTAACATACATAAAAGAGATCCTTTCCCCGGAACACCAACCCCAACATCCGGTAAATATTCGTGGTGAGGCTTTGGTTTTATACCCTCTTCTTCTTTTATAGGTAATACTTTTGGACGTTTTTCCATATATATAAATAATAGATAATTTATTCTATTGATAAACTATTAAATTAGTAGCACGAAGCATAGGGGTTGAATGGTTTAGGAGCAATGGCTTGTTGAAGAGTCTGCTTCAATTGCTGTTGCTCTTTTGCTTTTGATTCTTCTTCTTTCTTTTTTGCTTTCCTTTCCTTCCTTATCTTATCATATCCCATTATTCCATTCATAACTGCTTCATCTAAATCCTTTTTAGTAAATAGTCCTTGTGTAGGACTAAAAGATACTTCTTTGTGCTTAACTGGCTTTACTTCTTTTACTATAGGAGTCTCTACGTTTTCAACGACTTTCTCTACTTTTTCT